CGAATTAAAAAAGAAAAAACTAGCCGCTATGGATCCAGTTGACAGACAAAAATTTCTTGATGACCAAGCTATAAAAGATGCTGCAAGGACTAGAAAAAATAGGGGACAAACAGTGAAATTTAATAAGAACCCACGAAATTTTAAAAGTATATTATGGGGAGATTTAGTTAGTAGAACTTATAGAAATCTTTTGGACGCTCCTTTTAAATTTAGTGAAGAAAGTTTAAAACTTATAAAAAGTAAACCAGAACTTAGTCGATTGGATATGGAAAAGATAACTTTGATCGATAAAAATAATAAGCCATTTACCTGGGACACAATAGAGTCTTATGTCAAGGAAGGCAACGCTCTTAATTCAAAAGGTAAACCCATGTCTTGGGATGAAATAACTAAAGCTCATAAAATAAAAGAATTTATAAATAAAGAAGGATTGGCTCAAAAAATTAATAAATCACTTATTCCTAATTATGATCCTAAGACACATATAAAACAAAGTGGTTTGCATATTGCTCATAATACGTCTTTTAAGGATGGACCGTGGGAAACTCATATAGCACCTTATAAAGCTAACATTCAAGAAGGGGCAGCAAGAAAAATATTTAATAATTTATGGGCTGGCGCTGATACAGAATTTAAAGAAGGGAAAATAAATAAACAAAAAAGATTTGACTTAAGAAAAAAAGCAGTGACTGATTATTATAAGACTATGGAACCCATTACTGACATTCAATATGGATTAAGTAAAAAACAACATGGCGCTGCAACTCCTATTGAAAAATTATTTGAAAAAGCAGGTATAAAATTAAATGCTGAAGACACAACTAAATTAAGTAGGACTATTCAATCCATTATGAATAAGCAAAATTCAGGGTTGAATGTTGTAGATATTGCTAAATGGGGAAGAGCTGAGTTAAGTGCTTTAGATGATATTGCAGGTAAACTTCCGAGTAAAGCCTTAGGCGCATTTGGAAAAATTTTAAAGGTAGCGGGTGTTGCAGCTATTCCTCTAGATGCTATCTCTTTTACAGAAGCACATTCTAAAGGATTAACCCCTGATGTAGGAGTTATGAATCTAGCCGAAATATACACTAATCTTCCAGGGGTAATTTGGGAAGCTGGAGAATGGGTAGCTTCCAAAGTTCAAGGCAAAAAACATGAATGGAAACCCTTTTATGAATTTGAATTTGGAAGAGATTATCAGACTAAAAAATATCAAGAAACTCCTATAGATGTTTTAGAAAAAAGAGTGGATCGTTTTGCTACAGATATGGTTCCTCAAAAAGATTTGGAGCAAGTTTCTTCTTATTTAGACAGGAGAGGAATTCCTGGTATTACTGATGAGAACGTACAGTTACAACAATATGAAGCAGAGCTTCTTAAACAAATGAGAAAAGAAAAAGCTCTTGCTGATAAAAAGGAAGTAGTTACAGAAAATAAACCAACATATGGATTTTATGCAGACCAAATCAAAAACCTTAAAATACCCTAAGACCTGGCTCCTGGCGCCTGAAGCAGGACCCCTGTCACAAGGGTTGAAAATTAAATATAATACTGTTAAAACAGTAGCGGAGAAAATAAATGACAGACAAAATAGACAAGTCCTTGACGCAAAGTCCAAGGGGTAGTGTTACAATTCCAGGACAAGAAGAGTTACAAGAAGCAGCACAAGAAGTTTCAGTAGAAGAGCAACAGGCATCAGGACCCATAGAAACAGTAGAAAATGAAGATGGATCAGTTGATATAGATTTTGATCCACAGGCGGCCGGTCCAGAAGGCAGCGAAGAGCATTATGCAAACTTAGCAGAATTTTTACCAGACGATGTTCTTGAACCTTTAGGTTCAGACCTTTCCCAAAAATATATGGACTACCAAATGGGTAGAAAAGAATGGGAAAAAGCTTACACCACAGGATTAGATTTATTAGGATTTAAATATGATATGCGAACTGAACCCTTTCAAGGAGCTTCAGGTGCAACTCACCCAGTTTTAGCGGAAGCTGTTACACAGTTTCAGGCTTTAGCTTATAAAGAATTATTACCAGCGGATGGTCCAGTTAGAACTCAAGTTCTTGGTGCACCTAATCCAGAGAAACAAAAGCAGGCGCAACGTGTAAAAGATTTTATGAATTATGAGCTCATGGAGGTCATGAAAGACTATGAGCCAGACTTTGATCAAATGCTATTTTATTTACCATTAGCAGGGTCAGCTTTTAAAAAAGTTTATTATGATGAACTTGAAGGAGCAGCAACATCAAAGTTTGTACCTGCGGATGATTTGATTGTTCCCTATACGGCTACCTCATTAGACGATGCGGAAGCAATCATCCATCGGGTAAAAATTTCAAAAAACGATTTAAGAAAACAACAAGTAGCAGGTTTTTATAGAGATATAGAATTAGGAAATCCTTCTGACATTGAAGAAGATATTAAGAAAAAGGAAAGAGAATTAGAAGGTCAAACAAAAACTAAAGATGATGATGTTTATACTATATTAGAATGTCATGTTAATTTAGATCTTGAAGGTTTTGAAGACAGAGATCAAGAAGGTGAACCTTCTGAAATTAAAATTCCTTATATTGTAACTATTGAAGAATCATCAAGAAAAATTTTATCCATTAAAAGAAATTACGAGATTGGAGATCCGAAAAAAAATAAAATAGATTACTTTGTCCATTTTAAATTTTTACCTGGACTTGGTTTTTATGGTTTCGGTCTCATTCATATGATTGGTGGTCTGTCTAGAACTGCAACTGCAGCTCTTCGTCAATTATTGGATGCGGGTACGCTCTCCAACTTACCCGCCGGATTCAAAATGCGTGGCATTAGAATTAGAGATGATGCGCAATCAATTCAACCTGGTGAGTTTAGAGATGTAGATGCTCCTGGTGGTAACTTAAAAGATTCATTTATGATGTTGCCATTTAAAGAACCATCTGCAACTTTATTAAACTTAATGGGTATTGTTGTACAAGCAGGTCAAAGATTTGCTTCAATTGCTGACTTACAAGTTGGTGACGGTAATCAACAGGCAGCTGTTGGAACAACTGTTGCTCTTCTTGAAAGAGGCAGTAGAACAATGTCAGCTATTCACAAAAGAATTTATGCTGCACTAAAAAGTGAATTTAAATTATTAGGAAGAATATTCAAATTATATTTACCCCCGGAATATCCGTACGACATAGTTGGGGGTCAAAGAACTATTAAACAAACAGACTTTGATGATCGGGTAGATATAATGCCAGTTGCCGACCCTAACATTTTCTCTCAAACTCAGCGAATTTCCCTCGCACAAACCGAGTTGCAACTGGCAACATCTAATCCAGAAATGCATAATTTGTATCAAGCATACAGAAATATGTATGAGGCATTAGGGGTAAAAGATATTGACACATTATTAACCAGACCTGAGCAACCTGCACCTATAGATCCTGCATTAGAAAATATTATGGCATTAGGTGGAAAAAATTTTCAAGCTTTCCCCGGTCAAGATCATAGAGCACATATAACTTCACATTTAAATTTTATGGCTACTAATATTGCTAGAAATAATCCAATGGTTATGGGAGCTATTGAAAAAAATATTTTTGAACATATTAGTTTAATGTCTCAAGAACAAATTGAATTAGAGTTTCCTCAGGAATTACAACAGATTGCACAGATGACTCAGATGGCTCAACAAAATCCGAATCCACAAGCACAACAACAAGTACAACAACAAGTACAACAAATGTCTCAAAAGATTGAATCAAGAAAAGCTGTATTGATTGCAGGCATGATGGAAGAATTTTTGAAGGAAGAAAAAGAAATTACTTCTCAATTTGATAATGATCCAATTGCTCAATTAAGAGCTAGAGAATTAGACATCAAAGCAATGGATAATGAACGTAAAAAAACTCAAGATCAAGAGAAAATCAACTTAGATCGTATGAAAACAATGATGAATCAACATACTCAAGAAGAAAAACTAGAGCAAAACGAAGATTTAGCTAAATTAAGAGCTGATACGTCTATTGAAAAAACTATTTTAAGTAAAACTTTACCAAGTACAGATAAAATGATGCCTAGTGTTGATATTGAAAGATATCGAGGCAAAAATAGATGAGTTTAAACATCAAAAAAGCTAAAAAACCAGGAAAGCTTGGACAAAGAGCAAGATTTACTATAACATTGAAAAAATTACGAAAAAAATAAGGAGGACTAATGGTAAATAACAGTAAAGAACCTTTCTACAAAGGAATTAATCAAAAACAATTTGTTAATAAGGATGGATATCCTAAAGGCGGTGTTGAGGTTAAAATTCCTGAAGGCATTCCAACAGTTAACAAAGTTGGTGGTCAACGTAGATTGTTAAAAGAAAAAAAATCAAGCGTTAAGTGGTTCTAATATGGCATTCCCAATTTTTGGTGCACTTAAACTTGCTTTAAACGCTGGTAGTCACATATACAAAAAACGTCAAGAGACAAAAATGGCCATGGCTGATGCGCAGCACATGCACGCAGCTAAGATGGCCCGAGGTGAGGAAGCTTACCAGGGCAAACTTTTAGAGGCCCGTCAAAACGACTACAAGGACGAGGTCGTTTTAGCGATTCTCACACTGCCCATTTTGGTGCTCGCCTGGGGTGTCTGGTCGGACGATCCGGCGGCGATGGAGAAAATAAAAATTTTCTTTGAACATTTCGCGGCACTACCGACATGGTTTACGTCACTTTGGATTCTTGTCTGCGGAAGTATTTTTGGTATAAAGGGTACACAAATATTTAGAAATGGTAAAAAGTAGGAAAGGAGAGAAAAATGAGTATAAACGGAAAAGTTAAATGGTTTAATGAAACAAAAGGTTATGGTTTCATTGAAAGAGAAGACAAAGGAAAAGATGTTTTTGTACATTCTTCAGCTGCTCGAGAAGCAAACTTGGAGTTAAATGAGGGTGATGCGTTAACATTTGAAGTTGAGAACGGTGAAAAAGGTCCTTCCGCAGTTAATCTGCAGTCAACATAAACGGTAAAAATAATGAGTACAAAAAAGATTCAACAACTTATGAAACGTATGAAAGGTAAGAAAAAAAAGAAAAAAGAAAAATCTGCAAGAGCTATTGCTCTTGAGGGTAGAAAATATTTTTCTAGTGGAGGAAAAGTAGATGAAAGCATGGATAACTATTATAAAGAATTGGTTTAAACAATTCAATAAATGTAGGAATTGTAGCCATAAATGTCATTGTGAATGTACTTGTAAATATGGATATTATTGGTAATTTCAGATGCCTTTTAAATCAGAAAAACAAAGACGTTATTTATGGAAAAATGAGCCTAAAATAGCTGAAAAATGGACTAAGAAATATGGACGTAAATCAATAAAGAAAACAAAAAGGAGAAAAAAATAATGGATGAAGAAACTGTCATACGTAGGATACAAAAAGAATTAAAAGAACATTATCAACGAATAGGAGACGCAATGATTGCTGGAGGGGTTGACAATATGGAAAAATACAAATATATGATGGGGCAGGCACATGCCTATTATAAAATATCACAGGATATCTCTAACCTGCTAAACACGAAGGAGCAAAAAAATGCTAAAGGAACCGTTATCAAACTCAACACCTGATACTAAACAAGAAGCAAAAGACTTACATCAAAAAGAATTAGATGGATACGAACGTCTAAAATCAAAAGAATCTACAAAATTACCTAAACCCACTGGATGGAGATTATTAATTCTTCCATTTAAGTTACCTGAGAAAACTAAAGGTGGTTTATATCTAGGACAAGATACTTTAGAACGTCAACAAGTTGCATCAACTTGTGGATTAGTTTTAGAAGTTGGTCCGCATTGTTATGATAAAGAAAAATTTCCAGAAGGTCCTTGGTGCAAGAAGGGCGACTGGGTAATCTTTGCGCGTTATGCAGGATCACGAATACAAATTGACGGGGGTGAAGTACGATTGCTAAATGACGATGAAGTATTAGCTACAATTGATAACCCCGAAGATATACTTCATCATTACTAAAACATAGAAGGAGGAAACTATGCCAGACACAGAAAATGTGAAACAAAAAGAGTCAGTTGATATTGATACTTCCGGTCCAGCAATGGATGTCGATATACCTGAGAAAAAAGACGAAACTACTATTGAAGAAAAAGAAGTTGTTCAAAAAGAAGAACCCACTGTTAGAGAAGTAGTTGAAGAAAAAGCTACAGAAGAAAAACCTGTAGAAGAGAAAGAACCGACTGAAGAAAAGAAAGATGAATTAGAAGAATATAGTGATAGCGTTAAGAAAAGAATAGCAAAGCTAACTAAAAAATGGAGAGAGGCTGAACGTCAAAAAGACGAAGCTGTTGTTTATGCTCAAAAAGTAATTAAAGATAAGAATGATACAGAAGCTAAACTCAAAACAATAGAGCCCAGCTTTCTTTCCGTAACTGAAGAAGGTATCACTTCAGGTATTGAAGCGGCTAAAGCACAACTCGCAGCAGCTAGAGAAGCACAGGATATATCGGCTGAAACAGAGGCAATGTCGAAAATATCTGAATTAGGATACAGACAAGCTAAGTTGAATGAGACTAAAGCAGCTCGTGAAGCTTATGCAAAACAACAAGCGGAGAGAAGAACTGACCTTACTTTAAATAGACAAAGGGCGTCTAGAGGTACTCCTGATCCAAAAGCTGAAGCATGGAGTGAGAAAAATTCATGGTTCGGACAGGATTCAGCGATGACTTATACGGCGTTTGATCTACATAAAAAGCTAGTAGATCAAGAAGGCTTTGATCCTCAATCTACTGAATATTATGCGGAAATTGATAAAAGAATAAGACTTGAATTCCCCCATAAATTTGATAAGATAGGATCAACGGAATCGACCAAACCGGTACAAACAGTAGCTTCAGCGAAGCGAAGTACAAAAACCGGTCGCAAAACAGTGAGACTCACACCGTCTCAAGTAGTAATCGCTAAAAAATTAGGTGTGCCACTTGAAGAGTATGCGAAACAATTAAACATCACGAAGGAGGCGTAAGCATATGAGTAACGATAAAAAAACTTCCCGTGCGAGTCAAACAAGAGAAAAAACTTCTCATAAAAAAGTTTGGACTCCACCATCAGCTTTAGATGCACCCCCTGCACCATCAGGATTTCAGCATAGATGGATAAGA